TTCTGCGTTGGTCGCAGCGGAAAAAGCCCCCTTCTTCAGAGCCTCCTCTCTAATTTTACCAAGTTCTGCTACATGTCTATCGTACGTAACTTCAAATTTCTTTAATTTTTCCTCTCTTAATTTTCCTATATATTGCACAACTAGTGGAGATAGTCTTGGATTCTGTAGTTCTGATGCTTCTTGTCTGCATCTTTTTTCACTGTATCCAGCAGCTACGGCTGCTTCAGATCCAGTGGTTCTACCCTCATTGAATACCAGGTATTCAGCGAATCTTTTCTGCATTTCGGTTAATCTTTTTGGTACACCCATATTGACAATTTAAGGTAACTATCCTATATTGTCAAGAATGAAAGAATCAGAAGATATAACTATTTTAGTTGAACAACACGCTAAAGAGACATGGGCTTTAAAGCAGGAGCTATCTAAGGCATCACAGGAACTCACGGTATTGCGTGGGACTAAAGATGTTGTCTTGAGACTTTCCAATGAGCTTGTAAGAATGAAGAAGCGATTGCAAGAGCTGGAAGGAAATCGTTCATTGGACACTATGGATGAAGTGGCCTATCGTGAGCTTCAAAAAGAGAATGAAAAATTAAAAAAGCGAGCACATGACGCTGAAGGAGAAACTTCTATTGTTAAAGCAATAGGAACAAACTCTCCTGAAATGAAAGCATTGAAAGAACGTGTTAAAGAGTTGGACAACTCATTAGCAATGGCATTAGAAATTAATGAGAATCATCAAAGATACAACGGTAAACTACAAACTCGCTTGACTGAAGTAGAGGAAGATAATAAGAAACTATCTCATCAGGTTGAGGATAAAATTGGTATATTAAGAGAAAAGGGTTTAATGTGAGACCACATCCAGAAATTGTAGAAGATATTGAAAGTGTTTTAAAGGATAAAGTTGCGCCTTCTGTTGCAGCACATAATGGTGAAATTAAATTTATTAGTTTTCATAAAGGTGTTGTAAGACTTCTGTTATCAGGAAGTTGTAGTGGGTGTGCGATGTCTAAAGCTACCTTACAGCGCGGTGTTGAAGGAGTGTTAAAACACTATGTGCCTGAAGTTCAGGCGATTATTGGTGAGGACGATGAGAGAGCGAAAGAACAAGGTTACACTCCTTATCTACCTAAAGATGAAGAGCCTGATTGGAAAAAATTAGTGAGGCACGAGTACGAGTAATGTTGGTAAAAGATCTTCAACAATTTCTAGGAAGCTTTACAGATAAGCTAAAGGGCAATGCTATTAGTCATGCCAGAATATATGTTGAGAAGAATGGCTATCTTGAAGAGATTAAAAGAATGGAAGTGCAAGAGCATGTGCTTATAGGTCAACCAGGAATGAGACTGGTTTTAAAAACCCACAACGAGAAGAAGCTGCACCTAGATGATAAATTAATTAAACCTTATTGAGGAGGAATTATGGAAATAACAAACGAACAAAGAAAACAATTATTGGAGTATTTGGCAAAAAGACCTTACGCTGAAGTGTTTACTTTAGTTGCTATGTTGGTATCTTTGAAGCCAGAACCAAAGCCAAGCAATGGAAAAGAGAAAGACGCTGTTACCCCTAAAAAATAGTGGGTGCAGAGCAAAAATTATATAAAAAACTTAAAGAATTTACACCACAAATTATCTGGAATAGGATTGAAAACCTTAGCATTCCTGGCATGCCTGATCTGTTGGGCTACAATAATAATGGGCACTTTTTTACTGTTGAACTAAAAGTTACGAAGGGTAAGAAAATCCGATTTTCACCACACCAAATTGCCTTCCATAAGACACATCCACACAATACATTTATCCTGGTCCAGGCCCTTGGTCCCCGAGCCGTGAATCGTTTTCAAATGTTCCGTGGTTCCCGGATCATGGAGCTTGCCGCTTGCGGCTTGGAGCTTGAAGCTTCCTGCCTGGGGCTTGAGGCTTGCTGCTTGGAGCTTTCTTCGCTTGGGGCTTGAAGCTTGAGGCTTGCGGCTTGAAGCTTTCTTCTCTCAGCCCTGAGGGCTGCGTAATATTTTGGATGGTGGAAAGTAAGGGTCATGTTTAATATATTCTTTAATTAATTTTTTATGCTTGCCGCTCCCATATTTTCGGAGCGGCAGCGCTCTAATTTTTTTCAAAATTTCTTTTTGTTTAGTGTTTACCATATATAACTCGTTTAGTGCCGCGGTCCCAGCACTTCCTGCAATTCAGACATTTATTCCCTTGCTTAGACGCCGGGCATGTCACCTGTTTATGGTCAGTTGACACACCGGACGTATACGGCCACCAGGTAGGAGCCACCCGTTGGTTGTTCATATGATCGGATAAAACTATTTTTAAATTCTTTGGAACTACGTCCGGGTCCATGAGTCTCAAGAACCGCGCTTCACGCGTCGGCAGCCAGTGCAGCGTATCCGGGGTCCTGTTACATACTTCAAATATATTTGTTAAATGCTTGGCGCTCTGTATATCTCCAGAATCGTGCCACCTGAAGACGGGCTCGGGCTTCTGCCAGTGTCTGCCGTTAATAAGTGTTACCATAGACTCAATCCACCGTGGGTCGTGGAGCTTGGCCAGTCGGCGGGCCATTGCTGTTAATGTGTTTTTAAATCTATATCTGCCCTTAAGTGCATAGCACCCGCTGCACGTGGAGCCCGGGACCTTGACCAGCTTGGCGCCTGTAATGCATGCGGCAGCTGGCAGGTTGATTGACGGTCCCGGCATTTTGTTGGGCTTGCTTAGCCCACCGGTTATTTCTTTAGCTTCTTTTTTTAGCATTCGATTTCTACCATCTTATTATTAACCCCACCTTTATGAAGAAATAATTTAAATGGTATTTCTTTTTTTTCTTCACAGTTAGCGAGCCAGTCAAGCAGCTTGTGCTCCTGCTCTTCTTCTAGATTTTCGTATTTTAGTATTATTTTTGTTATCATATGTCCCTTATAATCCTATTATTATTATTTGTCAAGCTTGACGCTTGGAGCTTGGCGCTTGTAGCTTGTATTTTTTATTTTATTTATTCTTAACGTGCGCAGCTGCGAGCTGGACAGCGTCCTGCCGCCATTAATATTTAAAAAATTCTCAGGCCGCATGACGCTTCCATCATGGGCCTGGTACAGGAATGAATATTTAGATTCTTTTTTGAGCACCGTTGAACTTGTCTATTTCATGTTTTACTGTTTCAAAATCATGAGTTAATTTTCTTAGAAGATTTTTTGAACTTTCAATATCTTTTGAAGCGTTAGACATGGCCCAGGCAATGCTTGCTAGTTTTTCAGTTATTTCTTTCATATATCCTTTATAATCCTATTGTTAGTGTTTGTCAAGCTTGAAGCTTGGCGCTTGGAGCTTGCAGCTTGGTGCTTGGCGCTTATTTCTTTTAGAAATTTTTCACAGCTGCGCACATAAGCGGGAGATAAATCCCGCTTATCGTGTATGAAGTAATTTAATAAATTATTATGATTGGATCTCACACGCGCCATCAGTCCAGCACCACCATGTATTGAAAGTTTTTTCTGAACCAGTCCAGGCCAGCGCGGACCGTGTCCCAGTCTTCAAATTGCTCTGCGCCAATGATGGTATCATAGACGGCAGCAGCATACCCTGGCATCGTGCACTCTTCACCGTTGAACCGGTTCGCGATCTTAACTTCTTTTTCTGGATAGATTTGACAATCAAATGGGACGGAAACTTTTTTACCGTACCAGTCAATTGTTTTCTTTTTAGGTTTTTCAAACGTCATATATTTCTTCTTTCTAAATTAATCCTACATGAACCAGGATCCGTTGTCAAGCTTGCAGCTTGGAGCTTGGGGCTTGGAGCTTCAACCATAGGTTGAATTTTTTTTCAACTTCAGGTTGAATTTTCCTGATCCCAGATCCCTGGGCGCCGTACAGCTTATTACAAGTGTGCCAACCAAGGATCAGGGATCAGGCTTGATTAAAGCATCCGAACGAGCGGACACGACTTACATAACCAATCCTCCGAGTGTTGCCACTCTTCAGTTCCTGATCTCAGACCCTTGGACATATGCATACTTATTACATGATACTATCGTATCAACCCAAGGGTCTGAGATCAGTGCTGTATCTAAAATGGCATACAGCAACCCAAGGTTGCGAACCTACCAGACTGATCCCAGATCCGGTGCCTGTTTTACCAGCGCTTAAGACTACACCGGATCAGGGATCAGTTCTGATTGCACAAGTGCGCATAAAATGCATATTGAATACAACCAGAAGTTGTCCCAAGGACAGTTATTATTAAGCCACATATCCTAGGTGGCTATATCCAACATAATGCTTGACAATAGATATGTCAAGTGCTAAATTTATTTTTTTATGCAAACAAATAATACAGGAGAAAAACATGAGTAGAATAAGACTAAACCAAGAGTTAAGAAATAAGATAGGCAGTCGCATGAGAGTAGGACTAGAACAAGAGGACACGCAAGAAAAAAGAAAGTTTTTTGATTTAAGAAATTCTTTTAAAGAACTTCAAGACAAGACTTGGAAACTTGCTGAAACAATTGTTCGCAGACAATATCCACAAGAGGACATTGACACTTGTTATTATATTCAAAACAAATATGACAATGTAAATACTATCGCACCAGATAGCTGTTTTCATTTTGGATATATGGCTAAACAAGAGGGAGAGGAAGAAGATAGTTCTAGGTCATGGAGTAGACAACATGGTGAGCAAGACGACAAGTACATCACTAAACATTTTGACTTTAAAATTGATGGTGCAATTGATGGAGTAGATAGGCAAGATGATGAGAGAGATTTTCGCTCTCAAGACTTTGCGTATGCTTATTTTAGAGATGACCTCAAAGGTCAGGAAAATTGCAATCCTGATATTAATATTGAAATGAAAGATAAACAAAGCAATCCACATCAAACTAAATTTCAAGACGCAAACAATAAATTTCTTGGAACATATTCAAGCAGTGATGATGGAAGAAATCGTTTTGCAAGAGAGTGGAATGATGAATATAAACTTGACTTAATTGGTAGGGAATATTGTAGAGATAGACAAATTCCATGCAGTAAGCAAGAGTTTGACCAAATGATTATTTGGCAACAGGCTAAAGGACAATTAATCATGGCACATGAAAAATGGATAGGAAGTGTTTTAAGCCAGATGGCTAAAATAAAAGTCTGGTTAAAATCTTGGAAGTATCTTGACGAGGCTTTAGATTTTTCAGCAAAGGCTGGTTGTCCAATTGATGAGGCAGAAATAATCAGATGTAATAGTACAGGACTGGCTATTTTTAATCCACAAAACTGTGCTGACTATTTAAAAGGCATGAAGAATAAAAATATCAGTAGAGAGCAAAAAATTGCTGATAGAATATTGTACGAGAAAAACGCACAATCTGAAGTTGTAAATTAATTTATTTATAACTTGACTTGGCTATCCTATTCATGGTAGGATAGCCATAATTAACATACAGGAGAAATACTATGAAAAATAACGACACGTTTAAAATCACTTACACAAAGCAAAATGGTGAAAGTGTAACAAGACAAGGTAAATGGACTGACAAGTGCAGAGAGTACGTTGCAAATGCTGGACATAAAGTTTTGTGCTATTTAGATTTAGAAGCAACAGAACTAGCTGGAGCAGATCAATACAGAAATGCTACAAATAAAATAACTGATTGGAGAATAAACTAATGGACACAAATAAAAAACCGAGTGCGTTGGCAGATACAATGTTTGATTTATCAAAATCATATTCTAACATATCTACTTCAGCACAACTACATGGCAGATATATGATGTTAAAAGAAATGCAAATATTTCTGGCTGAAAAAGAAAAAGAAATAAACGAACAAATAAAAAAAGCTGAACAGGACTGGAAGTAATGTTTAAAGATTTATTACTTATAATTTTAGGCGCTGGATTTTCCAGCGCCTATTTTTTCTGGCAATCTTACAAAGATAAAAAAGAAATAAAAAAACAGGAGAGATTAAATGAAATCAAAGATAGATAATGACGAGGGCAATATTGGAATTATTACAGACGCAAGACAAATAGAAAACAAAGAAAAAGAATTAAACAGCTTATATAGAATTGCTAACAAGTTAGAACAAAGAATATTTAAACTTGAGAAAGTTTTGGAGAGCCACGCAAAATGTATAGGACAATTAAGAGAGGATAAAAATGATTAGTATATTATTTTTAGTTGGAATTTGTGTAATTGGAATTTTAGCTTATTTAGGAATGAAAGGAACAGGGGCAATATGAGTTTGAAATTTTGCCAAGGTCCTGAATGTCATATGCATAAAACTAAAGACAGAATAAAAGGAACTAAAGGAAATAAAACTTATCAAACTAGAAGAAGAAGTCATTTTTATTATGGCAATGGAAATTTCTGTTCAACATGGTGTCAGGACCAATGGTTAACTAAACACATTGAACAAGCACTTGACCATTTTGGAAGAACAACAGAAGCAAAACATTTAACAGAAGAAAATTCGTGGTACAAAGATTATAGTTATAGTGGTGGCTGGAGTGATGAAAACAGAAGTTATATTTATCGTAATGGAATAACAAATGAACAAAGACCATTGACCGAGGAACAGTTTCGTGATAATACTTATACCTTAAATACAGGAGAATAAATATGACAATAAAAAAAATAGACGCGTGTGAAAAACTAAACGCACCAGAACATTTAAGTTCAGATGTTATAGTTGGCGCGTTGTATGTTCACAACGGCAAGGACACAGAAGACAAGTCAAATAGAATAGAACAAATGGCAAAGAAGATTGGCAATAAGAAAGCGACTTACGTCATGGCTTTGTTATGTCTTCCTCAATTAATAGATGATGTAATGAAGACAAATAAATATGATGACTTCCTAACAGAACGCAATCAAAGAACAATCAATTAAAGAACTATCATCCTGATAGTACCTGTAGCGAGGCGCAAGAGATTGCGCCTCGTTTTTTTTTATCCTATGCAATAACTACATATGTTGTTTATGCAACACGCATCACGCGAATCGCATAGAGGTCCCAAACACAATCTCAACGCGAAAAAATTCGCGCCCCCCTTACCCCCTTTTATATAAAAGGGGTCCCACAACTTCAGGTTGTATTGCTTGATTTGGAGAGTTAATGCTGTTAAAAACGTTTTGAACATCTTAAAAGGATGCTAAAAAATTTTAAAAAAATTTTATGAATTTAAATCAAGTAGATATTAGTAAACTGCCTGCTGATGTCAGAAAGACCTTTAAACAACTTCAAGTTTTATACGCTCAAAGAAAGATCCAGAACAAAGCAAAGAATGATTTTTTGTCTTTCGTTAAGTGTGTATGGCCCGAGTTCATTGAAGGGTCCCATCATCGGCATGTTGCAGAAAAATTTAATAAACTGGCAACCGGCGAGCTAAAGAGGCTAATCATTAACATGCCTCCAAGG